ATAAATCTATCACCTGATATCGTTGCTGTTGGTAAAGTTGTATATCCACCACCACTTGATATCATTCTAATATCTGTTATGTCTCCATTACCAGTAGAGTTTTCTTGAACTATTTTATCACCACTATATAATCCATCATTTTGTGTAAATTCTTCTAATATAACATGGTCATCATCTTCCATAAAGTACGGTGTGTCTGGAAATGATTCTTGATTTAAAATAAAGAAAGTATCTGATACTTCGCTATCATCTTCTTCACTTAATAAATGACCTACTTCGTTTTCTAATTCAAATTTAATTTCGTTTTCAATCATTTGTGAAGCAGAGTCTAAAAGTTTACCACCTCCACCACTATCAATAGCATCCTCTAATAATAAATCACCTGAACCTGAACCTGTAATTGTTCCTGATTCTAATTCAACATGAATATCAACACTACCTGTCTCTGGTGCAAATCCACCATTAACAACAGATACTTTTGCTTCAGCAGTACCTGAACTAAATGTTAATACATCTCCTTCTTGATAACCTGTACCGGCTGCATTGATAATAACTTCATCAACACCTGCACCCGAAATATCTTTAACTTGAATACGAGCACCTGCACCAGCACCTCCTGATACGGTTGCCTCATCGCCGACTGTTATTGTAACACCATCATTTGTTATAGATGTTGTTGATACAGCCTGACTTACTGTAACTTTTATAATAGTATTTTCATCATCATTATGAACACCCTCTAGAACTTCACCATTTACAAAAGTACCAATTGTTGTTTCATCATTAATTTCTATTTCAATTATTTCAACTGTACCTTCTCTAAATTTAGTAACATTTTCAACAATTGCTGTTGCTAAGTTTATAGTAGTACTAGCAGGATTATTTGCTTGTGTTATTTGTTGACCAATTAAGAATATTGGATTGTTAAGTGCTTGTGGTACCGTTTGTGTACAACGAATAAATGTATTTGTAGAAAACTTGCCATCTGATATTCGCAACATATCTTCATTAGGTTTATATACCTCTGAAGGCTCATTAAACAACATTCTGAAAAATGCCTTATGAGCTTTATCAGTACCTTTTGCACGATATAATGATTTAATATTTTTAATTAATTTTCTTGTATTTAAACTAGAGTGTGTATTTGTTGGAATAGTTTTAAGAAACTCTTCCTTCATTTGTGATAAAAAATCTTCTATCGTATGGTCAGGATCAGAATAGTTTAAAAACTGTTGAATATTCTCAATTGGATTTGCACGATACTTACCTACAATTGCCGTGGCACCAGATGTTGAACCGGTTACAGTTTCGCCTGTAATAAAACCATTGTTTGCTGTAATTGTGTATTTTGAATTAGCAAAATTTTCTGAAAGAATTGTTGCAGTAGCACCAGAAGTTGCACCTGTAATTACTTCTTTTTTTTGTAAAGTTCCTGAAAAAGAAAGTTGCTCATCTACAAGTTTGTCACCAAGGTCTAAATTAAAAGCATCCGTTCTATCTAGTAAAAGATAAGAACTAGTTAAACTTTCACCTTCTAAAAGTATATTGTCAACCTCTGTAAAAGATGATAATTGTATTTCTGCTGATTCTAGAAAAAGATAATAGGACTTTATAAACTCAGCAAATTTAGGATGATCCTCTAAGACAAATTCAGGTAATTGTCTTTTGACTAGGTTTGATAATTTTTTCTTATTTGTTTTTTTAAAATCTGTCATTGTTATCCATTAGTATGATGAATAACTACTAGATGTCGTATAAGTTGTTCCTGCCTGTGAAGAACCACTTTCTACTGTATCTACATCACCACTTACACTTGAATTAACTGTATCTATTTCTAAGACTTGATTACGAACAGGTACAATATCATTTGAATCTGGTATAGCAAAAACTCTTACTATTGTACTAGCAGCACCATCAACATTTGAAATACTTGTTATATTTGCTGATGTTAAAATTATTTCACCAGTTGCATAATTAATTGTACCAAAAGTTGTACTTGTATAAATTCTTGTTGTACCATTTAAATAATAAACTCTAACATTACCTGCACCATCGTCATCTAAAAAATGTTCATTTGCTGAATCATCATCATTGATTTTAAATCCTGTGGATGAAATTACTCCACCAGCATTTGAATTGTGTCCAGAGTGTGGATTAAAAAATGCGTTATTAAATGATAGAGTATATTTTAGTCCTTCATTTAAAGTTGGTGTAAGAAGTTTGTACATTTTAATAGTTGTAATATTACTTAAAATAGAAGTATCAGCACCATTGACTGCTTCTAAAAGTTTTGAGTGTCTAAAAAGACCTGTAAAGTTTTCTAAGTTATTTATTCCATAATTCGAAATTACTGTTAAAACATTTGTTTCAAGTGTACTTACATCTTTTGTAGTTGCGCCAGTATCATATTTAAAATTTGTATTAAGTGTAAGATAAGTTATTTCTGGATCAATAATAACAGGTCTTATAGAAGCAACAGCATATTGTTTAAGACTGTTTTTAATACTTTCTTTTGTTGTTACTGTTAAGTTTGAACCTGATTTTGCTTTAATAGAAATATAAACTTTACCATAATCTGGTATAGCGGCATCTTCGCCACCATAAACTTGAACTGCTTGAGCATTTGCATACAAACTTTTAACTAAAACTTTATAGTCGTCAGCTGTAACTGCTCTATCTTGTGAAGTGTAATCTCTTGGTGCATTATATTTTATTGATTCAATTGATTCTGGTCCTGAACCTCCAGTGGCATTTGAAATTGTTGTAACAGCAGCATTAGAAAATCCACCAACAGTTCCTGATAGTGTAAAAGTTGTTGCCCCATTTGCTCCATCTCGATTACAAACAACGTAGTCCATAATTATAATATTACCATCAGCAATTGCTTTACCTAAAACATTATCACCAAAACTAACTTCATATCTTCCATTCTCAACTTCTTGTAAAAAGAAAACTTTAGTTGATGAATCTAATCCTATAATACCGTCTGCAAGTGTATATGTGCTTGTTGTAGCATCCGAGGATGATTCTTGAACTTTAATTGTTAGAGTGGTTGTATCAACATTATCGTTTGGTATAATAAATCTTTGGTCTGTATCAGATGAGTTTGCTGTATATTTAAAATTTAAAAATGTTCCTTCAAAAATATCTACATTAGTAAATTGATAAACACCATCAACTGGTGTAATACTTAACTCTGAATTATTTACAAAACTATAAGAAATACCATCAACGGTTGTAGTAAATTTTGTTCCTCTTGACATTGTAAGAGAAGAACCAGTAGCAGGACTAACTACTACATTAACAACAGCCTGTGAAGCTGTAGAACTTGTTGGAGTATAACCAACTTGTTTTGCTTTTGAAACTACACTTGACCTTAAATCAGCACTATCTAAGAACATTTCATTTGCTAACATATTAGCATTGTAACCAACATAGTGTGTATTGTATGCCATTAAATCTAAAAGAACTGACATACCAGAACCTTCAAAGTCATAATCTCTAAACTCGTCTTGTTGTGATAAAAAGTTTTTTAAATTATCTTTAATACCGTCAAAATCTAATTCTGATATATTTAATTTTGTTGCCATATTTTTATCTTATTCTTTCTAAAAAAGTCTCTACTTCTACTCGGTCTGGTTGATTAACAACATAAAAAGATATTGACGCTCTATATCCATTTCTATCTAAATCTGGTTGAACATTAAGTTGAACTAATCTACATCTTGGTTCATAATTTTTAATTAACAAATCAATTTGTTTTGAGATTGCATGATTAATTTGTGGTGTAATATTTTCAAATAACATAGCTCTTAAATTAGACCCAATCTCAGGATGAAAAGGTTTTTCATAATGATTAAGTTTAATCAAGTTTCGTACACTTCTTTTTACTGATTCAATATCAGTAAGTTTTTGAATGTCGTTTGTAGCAGTATTTTTTTGAAAGTCTAAATTTAAATCTTTGTAAATTTTAGCACTTCTAATACTACTATTTGTTTGTGTTGCGTCATATCTTGACATTTAACAATCTCTCCTATGCTATATTTATACTGTTATCCACCAGCGAATACATTACCTGACCCTGCAGCCACAGATGTACATCCTGATATTCCATCACCAACTCGACCACAACCTTTGCCGTTTACCTTTACAGTTGACGACCCAGAACTAATACTAGCTGCGTGTGCTGGGCAAGGTGGTATGTTAGGCGGAAGAAGATGAGTAGTATTACTATCACCTTGTCTTGAAATACCTATACCGTTTGCAAATACATTACCAGAACCTGCCGCTCTTGTCATACCACTACAATGTGTTACATCAGCGTCGCCTATTCTAGTTACTGCTGGCATTATCTTCTTTTCCTCTTTTAAATACTTCTTGAAACTTGTCGTTGAATGTATTAATGAAATCATGATCCTCTTGAGTGTGTGGCTCAGGCGGCTCTTCTGGAACAAATTTGATAAGATGGTCAAACTCGTCAGGTATATCTGTACTATTAGAAAATTCTAGAAAAGAAGTTCCTATTTTTACAATATACTCACCCTTCATTATTTTTTCTTTGCAGGTTTCTTTTTATTTTTTTTCTTTGCTACTTTTTTGACTTTAGCAACTTTTTCAGCTACTTTCTTTTTGCCAAATCCTAACATTTCTAAAATTTTCATAACTTTCCTCTATTTCTTTTTAGATGTTTTTTTCTTTTTATTTTTTTTAACTGGTGTTGCAATTTCTTCAACAACCGGTTCTTCAACGATTGGTTTTTGTACTAATGCTGGTTTGGTTACTTCCATACCTTCAACATCAACTTTACCTTCATTGACTAATCTTTGTCTATTCTCTAAATGTTTTGCTTGAATCTTTTCTTTGTTACCACCTGAGTAAGCAACAGCGTGACCTTCTTCCATAAGTTTAGAAGTTAGTATATCACCATGCGGTGTTCTAAAATCACCAAGAATACGACCGAACTTGCCTCGCATTTCTTCGTTACCATCACCTTTAACTTTAGATAATAGAGTAGCACCATCGCCAAGTAAATGTTTTACTCTTTCTTTTGCTGCTAGACCAAAAATCTTTTCAACTTTATCACTAGTTCTTGATTCAGGAGTATCAATGCCTATAATTCTCACTCTTTCGTCATTGAGCCAGACACCGAAACCTAAATCAATATCAATATCAACGGTATCACCGTCAACAACTTTTCTAATTTTGCATTTATACTCGTACATTTGATTTTTCCTTTGTTTTTTATAATAACTATTTATAAGGGCTTTACAAATCGTTTAGAATATGTTATAATAGAGACTATGGATAAAGATGAAAAAATAATGAGAGAAGTACAAGATGATATGACTAAATTATTGGTAAAATATCAAAATAATCCCTTAGTATCACTTGCCATGGTATTGAAAACAGCGATAGATTGTTATGTTGCCGCTTTGGGTGAAGAAGGTACTGAAAAAATACTAGAAAACGCAATTGATTCGGTAAAAAGTGGTCAACACTCAATATTTTCACCAGAAATGATGAAAAAATCTCTACATTAGAACAAAACAAGAACAAAATCAAGTAAATTGAATTAGATTCAACCTAAGTTGACCATTTTTATGGGTTTTTATCCATTTTTTTCTTGACTCTTAACCCTTTTTGTTGTATAATATGTATATATTATGAAAAAAACACAGAAAATAAGGGTTTTTAAGGGTTTTAGAGTGTGTCAAAATGCGCCTCTTAAATCGTTGAAAAATAAGGGTTTTATTCCATGGAATAATCCATTTTTTTCTTGCAATCAAACTCGTTTTAGTGTATAATATGTGTATATTAAATAAAAAAAGGAGACTACATTATGTCAAAGACTAAAAATTACTACTGGGATTGTGCTGAGAAAGAATCAGACGCAATCATACTTAACTTTTGCGAAGGTAAGATTTCTTATGATATTGCAAAAGAACAATTATCAAATGTTGAAGGTATCGAACTTGTCGGTATTGATGAATACAATGTTGATGAGGTTCTAGATTCTGAACTTGAAATCTACAAAGAAAAGGAGACTGCTTAATGATTACTGTTTCAAAGTCTGCCGAGACACTACAAGACGGTATTAAAAATATGATGGCTGGTGCTAAAGAAGATTATGCTCAAGGAATGGGTAGAAACGAATCTGCTTACACTAAACAAAAAATTGAAAACTATGAATCTAATACTACTGTTAGAGAAGGTAAAAAATATATTAAAGTTATCTATGACAGGTCAGTATTTGCTTTTATAGTAAAAGAAGATTTTAAACATTTCAAAAAAGGTGATGTTTTAAAACCCGCTGGGTGGGCGGCACCTGCTCTTAATCAACCAAGAGGTAATGTTCTTACTGGAAATTACCCAATACAATGGACTGGTCCATTATACTTAAACTAAACAAAAGGAAAACTATATTATGAATAAAATACAATTAATCAAGGCTGGCATCCAACAATTGTCTTTAACTGAACTGAATGAACTTTCTAGTTTTATTAGTGATGTTAAAGTTATGAATGCTAAATCTTCATTGTCTGTTGGACAAAAAGTGTTTGTTGTTCAAAAGACTAAAAAAACTCCTGGTGTAATTACTAAGATTAATCAATCTAGATGTGTAGTAGATATGCTCGGTAGAAGTTATAGAGTACCAATGTCAATGTTAGAGGCTGCTTAATGAATACATTTTTTAGTCTCACAGGTATAATGAGTTTTATATTCGCTGTCGGTTGTATTGACGGTGGATATAATGGAGTTCCTATGAATGATAACTGGTTAGGATTTAGTATCTTTACCATCATAGGTATCGTATCAATGTTTATCGTAATAATTAACCAAAAAGGAGAAGATATGTTATGAGTATAGGTGATGATTATATAAAAGACCCTATGGAAGAAGTGTTGGCTGAAAACCTTGTTGAGGTTATTGCCACAATGACCGAAGAACAGAGAGATAAATTTGTAGATAGTTTTGTGTCTAAATGGCCTAAACTCGCAAGTGAGATTTCTTTTAATATCGATTCTAACTTACAGGAGATTATGAGTGTTAATTAAAGTAGATGATAAAGTATCCGTAAATACTAGAAATGTTTTACCAAGAGAAGGTAAGATAACTGATATATCTCTTGCCCTAACGACAAGTGATCCTGCAGGTGAGAATGGTATACAGGTACAAGAATATGATACCGATATGGGCTATAATGGTTCAATTGGATATGTAACAGAGAATGGTGACCAATATTGGGCATACTTCTCACAAATTGAAAAGGACATATAATGACAGGCGAAGAAAGATTTATTACGGCAATACTAACTCAAGCAGTTGAAGATACCATGTACATGGGAAAAAGAAAATTTCATTTAAAACATAAGGTCGAAGCAATCGACTGGATACTGAACAATGAAAGTGAACATCATTGGTCGTTTCTTAACTATTGTACTATGCTTGGTTTATCACCCTCTAAGATACAAAGTAAAGTTAAAGGATTTATTGATCCTAAATTAACTACAATTCAAAAAAAGATAATAAAAGATAATATGAAAAAAGGAAGACAAGATGACAATAGACTACAAGTTTAATGAAAATGTAATTGTAAATGATATAATGGATTATATTAATAAAACATATGACTCACATTATGCACAAACTAAAAACTATCAGGCTACAGAAATTATCATAGACCAAGGTCATGGTACAGGTTTCTGTATGGGCAATATTTTAAAGTATGCTCAGAGATACGGCAAGAAAGAAGGTCGTAATAAAGCCGACTTAATGAAAGTTATACATTATGCTGTTATACAATTATCGCAAGACCATTATCAATGCAATTCAAAAATAGTTGCACCAAAAGAACCTATGGAAAAAGTTTTAGATGAAGATGGATTTTCTCATGGACGCTCTGAACTAAGGTCTGTTATGTCTGAAAAATATAACAAGTCTTAATTAAAAGACAAAGGATTGTCAGAATGACAATTGATTTTAGAGAAATCTATTCAACTTTAACTCTAAATATTTTACAGATGAAAAACTATAAATTAACAAAACGAGAAAAAGAAGATACTGCTTCCTTTATAGGAGGCACTTATGCAATTTGT